TCTATCTTCCTCTCACATGTTTGGTAGTCTTGAACCTTGTGCTCTGAAAAGATACATTCTATCTCTCCGTCATTAGGTAGGCATAATTGTAACATTATGATTACTTTATTCATCGTCTTTCTCCATTTCTAGTTTAGTTATTTTTCTTTGCATGAACTTTAAGCCGGGCATCACAGTGCCCTCATACTCAACGCCCATACGCTCTACGATATCCACTATTGTATGTATTGTTAATGGATAAGGTAGTCTTGCGACAAACGATTTGTCTTTATCAAGAACCGGCTTTTTTCTTTTCGTCGGTTTCTTAAACTGTATAATTTTTTCTTCACTCATTTTACTACTCTCAAATTTACCACGTCGTTTATAAATAACTCCTCAAAAGTTATATCTGGATTTTCTTCGTTAGATACTACCTCTATTTCTAGGTGTTCATGCTCTTGAATGTAGCGCCTAACACTTGGTAAAATCTTTTCTTTATCTCCAATAAAGGTTTTAGAAAAGCTCTTATCACTTCGAGGTTCGATCCTAACTGTTAAATCCATTTCTGATATTTAATATAGGTATTTTTATATATAAGTCAATGCCCAAGGTCAATGAGAACAAAAAGAAAGGAGGAAAAGTATTGCATAGGACTCGCTGAAAGGATAAGAGCGAGTCACTGGCCACCGACCATGGACAAAGAATAAGATAGCCTATAAGAAGAATATTTTCAAAATAAAAAATATTTTTTTTAAAATCTACGAAATCCATTCTTTCATTCTTCGACAAGCTATTATCAAAGTATATCAACAATAGTAGTACAAATATTCATTCTTCTAGTCATTCTTCGAAAGAATAACTTATTCTTCTGAGGGGGCTCGCAGATCTGAACTGTAATTAAAATGTTATTGATTTTGTTATATTTCTTCTTATAAGGGATATATGAAGTTTAGAAAACCTGGAGATGAAATAGTCTTGACGAAGGAACTCTCGGCTATGAGAGATGAACTCACCCCAAAACAAGTAGCTTTTGCTGAACATCTTGTTGCTCAAGAGAATAGAAAGACTGCAACTGAATGTG